AGGAGGCCATCGCTGAGATGCTCAACGGTATGTGACACCTGAGGCACTGTCCACTTTTCCTCCCATCCCCCTCAAAAGCTCCTATATTAAGGACATCGGAGGGGGATCACCACTCCGACCACTCTCAACCCTTCTTCACTCTCATGCGTAAGATCGAAGCACAGATGAACGCCGCAATCAAGGCCGACAAAAATTGGTCTTCCGGTAACACTCAAGTTGTTACTAACTGCGGTGTTTCTACTGTATATCTTCACGGCAATAAGATCGCCCTGGTTGATGATACTTCCGTCACCGTATTTGATGGCGGTTGGCAGTCAGTTACCACCAAGAGTCGTCTCAATGCCATCATCAATGAGTTCTGCAATGCTCTCACCGATGGTGTCTTTCAGAAAGCAGGACTCTGGTATGTTCGTGACAACAACGAGGTCAAAGATTTCCACTCTGGTTATGTCTTTGCCTGATCAACTTCTTTCTTTCTAACTAACACTGAGATTCTGAACATGTTTGAACTGACTGAACTTCCCGCTGAGATTGTTGACTTTCCTGATGATGAGTTAGTCGCTGCACTTCTGGACGATAGTTACTATCCCAAGGAAGACTTCGACACTGAGACACAACAACTCCTGAACAGTTTCTAACACTAACAGGAGTACACACAGAGTATATGCGTGGTGGCTGTCAGTTATTGACAGTTACCGCGTTTTTTTGTTATTGTGTATATAAAAACAATGGGTCCCTCTAATCTATAAACGACCCAATTCGCGAGAGTTATTGATAATACTATATAAAACAAAAAAAGGGTTCCTTATATGAGAAAAAATTCTGGGCCCATAATTTCTGCCATAGAGATCGATGTAGATGGAAATTATGTGTTGCCTCTTCCTGAATACATCGTCAATGACCTCGGATGGTATGAGAGTACCGAAGTGGTAATAACCATAGATGGTAACGAGCTAGTCATAACTGACCTTGAAACCTACGAGAATTTCTGATATAATTAGAGATGTACTCTGCATGACTCCATGATGAGGACCGATACCGTTTTCCACATATACGATGAGCGAGGTGTAGTTGCACACAGCTTAACCGTCGATCAGATGGAAGAAAAAATCCAACAACCTGGTTGGTTTGAAGAGGTTAGAAAAAGAAAATATGAAATATTATCACTAAGTTCTGAGGATCACTCGGAGCAGTCTTATTGACTTTATAGATAATATCAGTTATAATACATTTGAAGTACACTATTACTCATGGCGAAAGGATTTACAGTAAAAGCGAAGAATCCCATTCCGAAGAAATCCAGTGAATGGGATTACGAAAAAGCAAAAGAGATGGTCAAAGGCAAGAGTATTGTCTTCTGCCTTCCTGGTCGTGGTGTTTCGTATGTCTTTCTGAAGAACTTTGTTCAACTTTGTTTTGACTTAGTTCATGCAGGAGCACAGATCCAGATCAGTCAGGATTACAGTTCCATGGTAAACTTTGCACGTTGCAAGTGCCTTGGTGCAAATGTTCTGCGTGGTCCTGATCAGATTCCCTGGGATGGCAAACTGAAGTATGACTATCAACTCTGGATTGATAGCGACATTGTGTTTAATACTGAGAAGTTCTGGCAACTGATTCTGCTGGATCAACCTATCTCTTCTGGCTGGTATTGCACAGAAGATGGTCAGACTACCTCAGTGGCTCACTGGTTGGATGAAGAAGACTTCGCTAAGAACGGCGGTGTCATGAATCACGAAACCATCGAGAGCATGAAGCACAAGCACACACCCTTCACTGTCGATTATGCAGGTTTCGGATGGTTGATCATTAAGAACGGTGTCTTTGAGCACCCTGAGATGAAGTATCCTTGGTTTGCTCCGAAGATGCAGCAGTTTGAATCAGGTGCTGTTCAGGATATGTGTGGAGAGGATGTCTCGTTCTGCCTCGATGCAAAAGATGCAGGCTTTGAGATCTGGTGTGATCCCCGTATTCGCGTTGGACACGAAAAACCCCGCGTTATTTAAAATTATGGCAAACACTCGCAAACGTCCTGAAGAGGAATACTATAATGTCTGGCAGCGCGACCCGGGCTCGGGCGCGGAAACCCTCGTAGGTGAGGGTCTGACCAAGGATCAATTTATGGACAAGATGGAGTTCTTCGCTCAAGAGTATTACATGACTCAAGAGGCAAAGTATGCTCCCTCTTCTTTCCGACACGAAACATTTACTTATGAGGATTGATGGCAGTTCGTTCTAAAGTTGGCGTCAGCGGGATTCAATTCCTACCTGGTAAACCCAAGTCTACGAAACAAGGTAACTCAAAGAATACTCGTTATTCTGCGACGAGTCGTAACAAGGCGCGTAAACCTTATAGAGGACAAGGTAAGTAATGATGCACTATTTTGCACAGGCTTCGTTAGATCTTAATGAGGCCTGGAACATGAGTTGGGGTGAAGGTATTCAATTCCTTGTAATGCTTACCTTCCTCTATTGGTTGAAGAAGCGTATTGATCTTAACTTCGCAAAGAAGCAAGCAAAGACCACTATATACCGAGTGAGATTAGAAGACACTGATAAATGAGTTATCTGTTGACAGTTGAGGAAGAGTGGAATCGCATACTTCCTCAACATCTGTGGATATACAATAAACTCTTTCTAAGTCAGCGTTTGGGTTATACTTGTGGACCAGCAGGCCACAAAGTTCCTAAACCTGACTTTTATATTGTGCGTCCATGCATGAACCTGATGGGTATGAGTCGTCATGCACGTATAGAATGGATAGAAGATAAGACTGAACACCTACACCCTGCTGAGTTCTGGTGTGAGGTGTTTGAGGGGAATCATTATAGTGTAGACTACGAATACCACGAAGATAGAACAGGGTGTTATCCAGAGTATGCAATGGACCACTCTGTAGACTTCCATATCAAGGAACAGAGACTGTGTGTGAAGGGTACAAGAGAGTCTGAAGACTTATATAAATGGAAGAAGTGGGAAAAGGTAGATCATGTAATACCTTATCCAAAGTTATTAACTACTATCGGATTGTACCGATATGGCTGGATCAACTGTGAGTTTATTGGTGATAAGTTGATTGAAGTGCATTTCAGACGTAATCCTGACTTTAGATATGATAATACTGAAGCGATACCAGTATGGAAAGGTGATAAAATGCATCAACTGATGGAAGGATATCGATATGTTGAAGATAATGACTATAATAGGTGTGGTTTCTGGGTAAAATGACTGAAGACAAGCGACAACTAATTGTGAATTTCCCAGAAGAGCACATTCAGTTTATTGAAGATGACTCTAGGAAGTATGTCTTTGGTGGTATGGAAGCTCATTCTACCAATGTTCTTAGAGTAATCAGTGAGTTGGAAAGTGCTTATCAAATGCTAAAGTATTTGGGGTTCAAAGAAGACATGGAAACTCTTGAAGAAATTAAGGGAAGGTACTATAAACTCTACTTCAAGAAGACTAAAGAAGAGAAACTAAATAAAAATTAGGGATAGCAACCCCTATAAAAGTTCTAAAAGAACTCTGTAGAGCAACTGCTATGCTAAATCTACCCGAAAATGACTTCTTGGATAACCTAGGAGCTCGTCAACATGAAAAAATGTTGAGAGAAGTCGTTGGAGACCACATTAATGACATGAAAAGGCAGACAAAACTGCACGAAGAGATCAGAAATGATGAAGATTATGATGACTGGGAGTACGGAACTGAACCTACTTACGGCAAACCCCTATAAATAGGTCAGATTCTTGTCTTCTTTATGGCGACGAAAAGGGTAAGTAAGGCGTTCAAAGACATTAGTTTGTCTATGAAGCCTCATCCTGTCACAAAAGATCTTCAAGTTCTCAAAAATGAGAACGCGATTCGTCGTGCTGTGAGAAATTTAGTTGAAACAATCCCAACTGAGAGGTTCTTTAACCCCGATTTGGGTTCAGATGTCAGAGGATTGCTGTTTGACTTTGTTGATTTTGGTACAGCAACCACTATTGAGACACAAATATACGAAACCGTCTACGGATTTGAGCCTAGAGTCGATAATGTTAAGGTATTTGTCGAGCCTAGACCCGATCAAAATGAATTTGAAGTGACTATTCAATTTGATATTGTCGGTCAAGCAGTAACAGCACAAGAATTTACCTTCATTTTAGAAGCGACTCGATAAAAAATGCCACTCACTAAGTTCGCCAACCTAGATTTTGACCAGATTAAAACATCCATCAAGGATTATCTCCGTGCGAACTCAAATTTCACGGATTTTGACTTTGAAGGATCGAACTTTTCGGTCTTAATTGACACTCTTGCCTATAATACCTATATTTCCGCGTTCAATACGAACATGGTGGCCAATGAATCCTTCTTGGATTCGGCAACTTTGCGTGAAAATGTCGTTTCTTTGGCAAGAAACATCGGATATTTGCCAAGATCTCGTAGAGCATCTAAAACTACGGTAAGTTTTGATGTTCCGTTCACTGGAGAGAGTGGATCTTTGACTCTGAAAGCAGGTTTGTTGTGTGTTGGAGCATATGACAACACATCTTACATGTTTTCAATCCCTTCAGACGTTACTACTACCGCTCCACTAGTCAATTCTGCAGGTGATACTAACGGAGCAAGGATTGCTAAGTTCACAGACATCGAAGTTTTCCAAGGAACTTACTTAACAAAGCAATTTGTCGTTGATGGATCTCTTGATCAGAGATTTATTCTCAATAATCCACATATTGATACCGCTACTCTGAAGGTAAGGATCAAAGGACCTTCTGATTCTGGTATTGGTAGAGAATATACAGCTGTCAGCAACATTCTTAACATTGATTCTACCTCTGAAATCTATCTTTTACAAGAAGTTCAGGATGAAAAGTACGAAGTTCTGTTTGGTGACGGAATTTTCGGTAAAAAACTTGAAAATGACACAATTATTACATGTTCTTACATTGTAACAGATGGTCCTGACGGAAATGGACCTTCTGAATTTGACTTATCTGCAAATCTGCGTTCTGCAACAGATACTCCTGTCATTCCTACCTCTACAGTTAGCGTAGTAAGCGCTAGAAACGCCCAGGGAGGCGCTGAAGTAGAGTCTTTGGAGTCTGTTAAGTATTACGCTCCTAGACTGTACTCAAGTCAATATAGAGCGGTTACAGCGAGGGACTACGAAGCTATCATTTCGACGATTTATCCAGACACAGAGTCAGTTTCTGTTGTTGGTGGAGAAGAACTTGATCCTCCTGAGTTTGGTAACGTAATTATCAGTATCAAACCCAAAAATGGTTCGTTTGTATCCGAATTTAACAAGCAGACAATCCTCTCAAAACTAAAACAGTATTCTTTGGCTGGAATCAACCAAAAGATCGTAGACCTCAAGGTTCTGTTTGTCGAAGTTACCACTTTTGTATACTATAACTCAAGTAAAGTTACATCTGCTGAAACTTTAGAGAAAAATGTCAGCGATGCAATCACTGAATATGCAGGATCTTTGGATCTTAACCAATTTGGTGGTAGATTTAAGTATAGTAAGTTATTGGGAGTCATTGATGGTGTTTCTGATGCTATCACCTCCAACATTACAAGAGTTGTTATCAGAAGAGATCTGAGAGCACAACTCAATCGCACGGCTCAGTATGAATTGTGCTACGGTAACGGATTCAGAGTCATTATTAGTGGACCTCCAAGTGGAAGAAACATCAAGAGTACAGGATTTAAGATTCTTGGTGAGGCTGAAACAGTTTACTTCACTGATGTTCCAAATAATGACATGGCAACAGGTGTCATTTCGATTGTACGTCAAGTAAATGATGAAGTATTGGTTATCAAGAAGGATGCTGGTACAATTGACTACACTAAAGGAGAAGTTCTTATCAACTCGGTAACCATCACGGAGACAGAGAAACCTGATGGAGTTATTGAGGTTCAAGCAGTGCCATTATCCAACGACATCATTGGCCTGAAGGACATTTACCTCAGTTTTGATGTTGGTAATTCTTCAATAAATATGGTGAAGGATACAATTTCCTCTGGCGACCAGATTTCCGGGGTCGGATTCCAGGTAACACCAAATTATGTTGACGGCAAGTTAACGAGGTAAGATGATTGAGACCAGCATTGACAAGAGAGTCAAAATTAGCCAACTTGTAGAAGGACAGCTGCCTTCGTATGTTGTTACTGAGTCTCCACTGTTTGTTGACTTCCTAAAACAATATTACCAATCACAGCAGTACCAAGGTGGTCCTGTCGATGTTGCTGAAAACATCGATCAATATATCAAACTTGATAATCTGACACCTGAAGCACTCAATGGACGTGTTCATGTGACTTCTGCTGTTGCAGAGGATGATACGACCATTCATGTTGAGAATACTAAAGGATATCCTAGTGAATATGGTCTTGTAGGCATCGGTACGGAGATTATCTCCTATACTGGACTGACAACTAACACGTTTACTGGTTGTATTCGCGGTTTTAGTGGTATTACGTCTTACAGATCTGAAGTTGATGCCGATTCATTGGTATTCAAGACTAGTTCTGCTATTTCTCATGAAACTGGAGTAGTTGCTCAGAATTTGAGTTCCTTATTCCTCAAAGAATTTTTTAGAAAGCTGAAAGTATCGTTTGCTCCTGGTTTGGAGGACGAGGACTTTACTAGCGAACTCGATGTTAACAATTTTATCAAGTCCCTGAGAGGATTTTATGAGGCAAAGGGTACAACTGACTCTTTCCGCATTCTCTTTAGAGCATTATATGATGTAAGTGCAAAAGTTGTTGATCTTGAGCAATTTCTTCCAAAACCATCTAGTGCAAATTACCAAAATAGACTGGTTTTGGTCGCAGACCTCATTTCTGGCGATCCTGACTTATTAGTTGGTCAAACTTTACTTCAGGATGCAAATGAAGCAACTGGAGTTGGAGCTGCGAGTGCTCCTATCTCTGAAGTTGAGTCATTCACAATTCAAAACAAGAAATACTACAAAATTTCTCTGTTTTATGGTTATGATGATCCCCCAACTGGATTCTCTGGATCATATCGTCAACCAGGTTTTACAAAGGTTGTAGGAACTTACTCAACCACTGCTGGTGTCCTTACAGTAGA